AGCACGCAGACGATTATCTCGGCTTTGCTCGTTCTTGCCCGCGACATTGAAAGCCCAGACGGCGTAGTGAATGCGGCCATTGCTGAGGCTGCTGAGAGGCTTGCTGAGTTTGACGGCGAAAGTCGCGTTATCCATGAAATTTTGCGCCAGGCATACGACGTGCTCGCAGTAATCGAGGCAGACGACAGCGACGAAACTGAGAGCATGCAACTATTGATGATGTCGATTCTACAGGTTTTGGCAGAAGGGCATACATCATGACCGGCCAGCCAATCTCGCCAGACATCATCGACCAGCTAGCCGAGGCGATCGCACGCCACATGCCGCGCCGGATACCTCTGGCCGTCGACTTGTGGAGCAATGCCGAAATCGCCGCCTATCTCAAGGTCGACCAGCGGCAGGTAAGCGAGCGCTATTCGTGCCTGCCGGGATTCCCGCGGGCGATCCGGATCGGCGGCAAAGGGCATCCGCGGTATCGTGCCGCGGAGGTGATCGAGTGGGTGGAGGGGCTGAGGGAAAAGTCATGAACGACAACTGTAAGCACCCAAAAATCACGGCGTTTAGTTTTGAGGACACTGGCGAGCCGGCAGGCCTTTGGGCGTGCGCATACTGCGGGCATAAGTTCGTGCCGATTGATTTGGAAATGGAGCGAGACGCAGAGCGATACAGTGCGCTGCGCAGAGGCCAGCATTGGAGCGTCATTGACGGCATAGGCAACGACATTATTGCCGAGCGCGAAGCGTGCGCGAAGGTGGTCGAAAGCTTTATTGACCCGGAAATTGAAAGCAACACAGCTTACGAAGACCAGGTAGTTGACGGGATGCTATGGCAGGTTATCGCATAGCTAAGGGGCGCGCGGCTTTTCGCGCGTCCCGCTTGAGCGACGGGTTAGGCAACTTTTTACGGAGAACGATAATGGAAAAATGTGATGACAGCGGGCTTTGCAAACACCTACGGCAGCGGCTGGTTGAAAGTGGCGCAGGGTTTTACAAGATCGAGCAAGTGCAGCGGCAGGAGGTTGTGACGATTGCCGTGCTCTACAAGACAAACACGAAGGATCGCGGGTTGATGCTGAACATCTGCCCGTGGTGCGAAGCGCGAATAGACCACCTGAACGAAGAACATCGGGTGAAACCGCGCAAGGCGGCTGCGTGATGGGAATGCACGATCTTTTCGGCGTGGTCGATGACCCGGTGACGGAAGCCTGCCGTATGTTGGCCGAGCACGATCTGGTCGTGGTGCCTGGCAGCGTGCTGCGCGAGTGCATGAACGTTCTGTACATTCTGGCCTGCGACACGGAGAGCGTTGAGGAAGGTCTGGAGTTGCAAGCGTGGATCCACCACATTGAAGCGGCATGGGCGCACGGCATGCCGCCCAACGCATAGCCAAGTGGCGCGAGCATGGCGAGCGTCCCGCTTGAGCGACGGGTTAGCAGGCAAAACGTAACTACGGAGTGATGATGGCTGAGAAAGTGACAATCGGGAATTGCGAACTGTGGCACGGGGACTGCCGCGAAGTGCTGCCGCTGCTGCCTGATTTTGATTTGCTGATGACCGACCCGCCATATGGTATTGGCGCGGACGCGGCGGCCCACAAAGCACGGCGCAGCCGCGGCACTGCTGATGTTCTCAGGCACAAGCCGGAAAAATGAAGTACCAAGAGCCGCCCACGGGCGGCTTTTCACTTCCTGCTAGCCCACTCCATCCAAGCCACGGCGGCCGCTCGGTCCTCAAACCACAGCACGCGCTCTGCTCTGTATTCCGTGACCCTGTAGCGCCCTCTGAACAGCAGCACGAAGTCATCAAGCGTCCATCGCCTGCGCCTGGGCGGGATGTACTCGACCGCGAAGAAGTGCCGCCAGCGGCTCGGCATGGTGGCGATGAAGTGCGGGATGAGCGCGAAGGCATGACTGCGCCGGATCGCGACCGGGTACGCGCACCACGATCTGCCCCAAAACCACATCGCCACAATCCAGCAATTCAGCAAGCGGCGAGCGTGGCGCATGGCCTCATTTTCTCGTGCCGCCAGTGATGTCCGACGACTGCAGCCAGCTAGCTGATGTTTTGCTGTCCTCGCGCCGGCGCAATGGTTGAATGCCGTGCTGAGTCTCGCAGATTCCTTCCATTCGCTCGAGACGGGCGGCGATGTTGCCGGCCATCACGTCATCCCGGTGCTGCGTCTGGTTGCGGATTTCGGCGATCTGCTGACGCATCTCGTGCTCGATGGTCCCAAGCCGTGCGTCGACAGCCGAGACGGCCGATGCTATCGAATCCATGCGCTTGACGACGCTGCCCCAATACCATTTGATCGCCGCAATGGCGAGGCCTGAGCCGATCGCTAGAATAGACGAGGCGATCGGCGCGGCCATGCGTATCAGTTCGATTTCCAGAGGGGTCGGAGTTGTCACGTCCATCAGGCGTCCGCAGTGACCCTAACGACGTCCGTGCCATCGGCGATCAGCTGCGCTCGCTTGGTCTGAGCGACGACGACGCCAGCGCCGGCCGAGGTCTTGAAGGTCGTGGTGAATGCGCCGGTGTTGTTGCAAAAGACGGTTCCTGCCCAATCATTCGGCACGATCACGGCCCGGTTGCCGGTGAGAATGCCGGTTGTGATCAGGTATCGGCAAGCGGCCTGAGCCTGCGTAAGCGTGACGTCTGCGGCAGTCACTGCAACGCTTGCTTTGCTTGTCACGTGCGGAGGTGTAACCCAGGCGCGATAGTCTGTGTAGCTGGTCACTGCCGTGGCGTTTGTGACCACGGTGTAAAGCGGGATCTGGCCCGGCGTGAATGCTGTGGTGTTCTTCGAGACAACTCCGGCCCGGGTAGATTCGACGTAATTTGTAGCGCTTGCTGATAGCGCCACCGTACCGTTTGCAATGACCGTGAGCGCTCCGTCGACCACCATCGGCCCGCCGTAGTATCCCCATGTCAGCAGCGTCGATGTCGAGTTTCGCCGGCCGAACAGCGCGCCGACTGACATCGAGTTCCACAGCTCGTTGGCGGTTGCTTCCTTGCCGGACTGCGCCTGCAAGACAAGATCGAGATTTGATGTACTTGACGACATGCCACGCGCCTTATGAAATGGTTGCTGTTGCCGGGTAGCCGCGCCCGACCACTGACGATAGCTGGTAGACCTTGGCGTAGATTGTCGCCTGGTTGCTGCCGAAGTCTGTGACCTGCTGCGCAGACGTATAGGTGCATGATTGAGTCGCTGCGGTGATCGTGCGCTTCACGGTGGCGAAGGTTCCGTCTGTGAAAATGTCCACTTCGTAGGCTTCACTGGTCTCGCCAAGGCCGGCGTCGACAAGGTCGCGCCACTCGCCATCGGTGCGGCTGCGCCTGACCCACTCCAAATTCCAGTCATTGCTTGCCACCGTCTTGTAGCCGCGGAAATAAACCGGGCTGAGGCATTCGAGATTGACGCCGACGTAAGCAAACGGCAGGTCGACGTCGGTGTCAATGTCTCTGCCGTATGTGATCCCGCGATACTCGCGCGTCAAACCGATCGAGGCAGAAGCCATGCCGATCGCGGTTACATCAGTGATGCTGAGCGATACCAGCTTGTCGCCTATCTGGTGCGTGTTCATGGCCCATTCTGTCCCAGCACGCCCGCGCAACATGTCATACAGCGTGTAGGTCTTGCCGCTGACCAGCGCGCAATTCTGCACCCCGATGATTTCCCATCTGCCCGCGTCGCCATAGGCGAAGTAATTCTCCCCGTTCAGCACAGCCAGTTCCGTGACGCTAGACAGGCTGCCATTGAGCATCGTGATGCTCAGGCTGCTGGCCTTGTCCCATACTCGCGAATCAACGGCGCCGATGGTGTTGGTAGCGATTCCGACATCACTGCCTGGCGTGTCGAATGCCTGAAGGTCGTTCCATGTGGTGCCGCTGTCGTCTGTGCGGATGAGCACCCCGCCAGGCCAGCCGGCAGAGACGCCGAACATCGCCGCGAGGAAGCCGGGGTCCGCCTGCGCCGGGTGGAGATACGGCACGTCAAGCAGCACATACGACGAGGCGCCGGATGATGCTATGGTCGTCGGCCCGGTGACAACTGGCGCCACCCCGAGAGCGGCCGGAGTATAGACAGCCTGATCGGCGTATTTCGCGCGGCATTCCAAGCGGCTGTCGCTGGTGTAGTTGATTGCCGTCAGCCGCAGCAGGACGTTACCCTCTGGCGTTTCGAGCGTCACGACGTCGGCAGGCTCGAGGTGGTTATACGTTTGCGGCAAATTGAACGAGAGGTCGTATCGCTCAAGCCAGCGCATAAACAGCAGCACCTCCGCTTTGCCAGCGGCTTCGGCGCCCGTCAAGACAATGGCGATTTCCTGCGTTTCCTCGTGCACAGAATCAGTATTGAGGCGTTCGGCGTATTGCTCGCCGACGTCGAATTCCCGATCGTAGTCCAGATATTTGATAACCATCCGGCGCGGCAGTTGGGTGTCCATCTCCCGGCTTGCAGTAACTTGGATTCCGGCTTCCGCGCCTTCTCCTCTGGCGTCAAGGTCTTCCTGCGGTATGGTCTGCACAGATGCGCCGCCGCGAGGAACAAATGTCACATCGTATCCACTCTGCACCACGTCGAAAGGCCAGGAGGCGGCCAGCTGCGTCAGTGCACTCCGAATGCTGCCGACGCTACCGACCGTGTATCCACGGACAATGCTGGTCAGGGCGGCGGTGTTGATGTCCCCTGACTGGAGGATGCCGGATTGCAGGCACTCCTCAGAAGTCACATCACCAAGAGTTGGGGAAGTTGACGCGATCGAGTAGGGCTTGATGGTGCGCCAACGGCCCCAGCTAGAGGATGGCTGGAAGAATACGGCACCGTTCCACACTAGCGGGCCATTGCTGAAGTTGCCGACCTTGTTAACTCGTGTCCATGTCACTCCATAGTCATCAGACCACTCATAAGCCCCGTCAGTACCGCACGCTACGAACACCTTCCCGTCATTTGCTACGATTGTTCCTTGACCACTAGCCAATGCAAAACCCGCTGGATACCACGTCCATGATAAGCCATCTGGTGATGCGTAGTTGCCTGCAGAGCCGGAGCTTATCAAGACGGCTTGCCCAGTCTGCATAGCAGAACCCCAATTCCAGTTGCTATTGCTAAGCGTCTGGCGAAGGGTCCAACTTCCTGTAACGCCAGTTTCAGACGTGTACACCTTTTTCCCTTGATTTACGGCTATCCATAGAGACCCGTTATGCAGAAGAAGATAGAAACCTGAGCTGTATGTCAGGTCTGGCGCGGTATGGCTTACCCATGACAGTCCATCATCGTTCGACAGCCACAACCGAATATCAGTGTACGAATTAGTTGTGGCAAGCATTACCTGTCCGCTGCTGTTGTGACAGATAGCGGTAGCTGAAAAACCACCTGGAACAGCAATCGTTGTCCACGTGACCCCACCATTAGTAGACCTGTACAAATTTGCAGAGGTCATCAGGATTATGGATTTTGTCGTCTGCACCATGCTGGTATACAGGTACGCACCAGCAAACGGCGGCACAGTCTCTGTCCATGTCACGAGATCAGAAGACCTAGCAATATGTGAACTAAATTGCTGAAAAACCAGATACTCAGCACCAGTCCACGCTGCGAATTTCCAGTCGCGCGCCGGCAGCGTGCCATACGTCGCTGAATAGTGCTGTTCGGTTCCGGTGCGAACGACCTCGACTTTCACCTGCGCGCCGACGAGGCTATCGCCGTACTGCGCCAGCGGCAGGTCAAGGAAGACGATGTACGCCAGCCCGCGCCATGCCGGCGTGTTGGCGGCGCCGAGCGTGGCTTGAATGCGGGTATCCGGCAGCTGCGTGTCTGTCCCGAGATGGACGGTAAAGCCGGTGGATGCGGCATTCGACGCGGCGATCGTTGCGCCGTCCGATGAGCCTGCATCGTAGAACAGCTCGCCCTTTATCCAGATGCGCTTAACGCCTGTAATCGGGCCTTTGCACAAGCCAACAGCGAATGTCGCATAATTGACGTATGTCTTCGTCTTGGTCTTGCTGCCACCCTTGCCGCCTGACTTTTTCTTGACGACGGTTTCGCGAATCTGATTGTTTTCCAGCCAGAACAGATTGCCGACAATCGTGACCGTGCCGTAGACGCGCGGAATGACGGCGCCGTATGTGGCCGTCTGAATGGTCAGGTCGCCAAGCCTCGTACCGGTGACTGTCGGCCCCTTTGGCGGGTCGAGAAGCCCGCCGAGCATGATGCCAATCTGCGCGCCGACTTGCCAGCCAAGGACAGGATTGAAGAATCCTATAGCGCCGCCGCCGACAATCCCGCCGACTGCTTGCCCTACTGTGCTCATGCCAGCCCCTTGACCCGATAGACGCGCACGATGCGCGCCGCCCACTTGGCGCACAAGTCATGCTCGCAGCACATGCCGACAGCCTCGTATGCGTGGATGATTCCTTCGCCGGTGCAGATCCCGACGTGCTGAGGCTCGCCAAGGAAGCGCATCAGGAGGATGTCGCCAGCCGCGCGGTCGGCAATGTCTGGCACGCGCTCCAGCATGGGCTGCGCGTCCATTGCTGCGGTCAATCGGCCCTTGTTCGGCGTCCGCCCGTAGCCGGTCACGTCAAGCACATCCACCCCGAGAGCGCGCACGGCATGGACTGCAACGCCAGCACAATCGAGCCCGACGCCGACCACGCGGCCCTGGTGGGCAAACTGTGTCCCGATGCACTCTCGAGCCGCGGCGATGATGTCGTCTGCGGTCATGCGGCACCGCTTCTGCCAACGTGGGCATACGTCGAGCCGTTCGGAATCCAGAGGAAACCGCCGAAGTTGACGACGTTCGACCCGCCTACCCTGTTCTGGCAATCGCTCAGTCTCTTCCGGCAGCCGCGCAGCATCGTGTAGCTGTCGCCGACCGATGGCAGGTAATAGGTGCCGTCAAAGGTCGTGATCGTGCCGTCAGCGGCGTGCGCTTTGATCTCAAGCGGCTTCAGGCCAGCATTGGCTCCGGATGTGAATTGAATCGTTCCGGCGCCGAACGTGTCGGCGGCTTCGGCCCTGGTGCTGTCTCTGAATACCGTTGTGCTGCTGACGTGCGTCAGGGTGCCTGTCACGGTGTTGGCTACAGGGTCCGCCATGCATCCGCCGTACTCCTGGCCACAGAATGTCTTCGGGCAGGCCGCGCCGTAGGTATCGCCGACCACCTGATTCAAGGCGTCAATCAAGCTTACCCCGCCGATCTGATAGCGGTCGTCCTTCAGCGTGGACTTGCCGAATACGCCGGCGGTGATCGGTTCCTCGTCCTCGATCGGAGCCGCCCAGGAGGTGGCGAAGATGTAGCAGCGCGCCCCGTCGAATACCCCGCTTGCAACCGCCGCACGGGTGATACCGGCAGCGCCTGCGATTCCGTCGAGGTCGAGCGATGCTGGCGCAAAATCTGCCGTCGCTGAATAGCCGGTGAATTCGTAGCCGCTTGTCGACAGGTACGTGTGCCCGCTGATTGTTAGGTCGCGCTGGTAGTCGGTGAGGTAGATCGGGCCAGCAGATACCGGTTCGATACGAAGGCAGAGGATGCGCGTCTCAGGCGCGGCTACTGTCGCCTTCATGGGTTGAGCAGCTCCACCACTTCCATTGATCCGATTTCGCGCACTGAGCGGGTTAGCAGCGTGGCGTCGACGTCGGAGTCGAACCGGCAAGGAAGATCGAATTCGCAGCCGCCTTTGACCGCCTCGCCAGACTGAGGCCTGGTGTTGGCTGTGCCGCCGCTGGTGTAGGCAGTGAATCCTGCCGTGTTGATTGCCACCGTGATAGAGACGTTAGCGACGACAGAGACAATCAGACCGCGCAATCCGTTGATTTCGACCATGCCGACCACGCCGGAGAGGTGCACCGACTCGCCGGCCACAAAGGTATGGCCAGCGCAGGAGATGACCGCTTGCACGGCTTTGGTGATAGCTGTGATGCCGCGGGTTTTGTTGGCGGAAAATGTGACGCGCCCGGTTGTCGAATCAGACGACAGGCCAAGCGTCGGAATAACGCCACCGATCGAGACGAGAACACTCCCGGAAACAGGCTTGAAGATGGTGCGGACAGGATAGCCAGACGCTCCAGCCGTTGCGCCCAGCCCGTAGGCTTTCTGCAACTGATAGACGCCAGCGCTGACTAGCTCCAGATCCTGATCAATCGCTGTCGGCGCACCACGGCCATCGGTGGCTGTCGTGCAGTCGTCAGGCCATCTGACACGAAACCCGGCATATCGGCCGTGCGCGCGATTGTAGAGGTCCATCACTCGCTTGATCACGTCATCGCGCAGCCCGGTAAAGTTGATCACAAGGCGCCGTAAAGGCAAGGAATGAATCAGGCGACGATGCTCTGCGCCGCCAGCGGTGCGCGTGATCTGGACTTCGTAGCTGTCGCGGACCTGCGCGCCCATACGGATCTCTTCCGGGAGTCGCTCTTCCAAAAACTCAGGCATAGCGGGCGGCTCCTGATACGGTCTGGCCGATGCGGCGCGCGATGTCGCCGGCCGATTGCCGGAGGTCGCTTCCGCTCGATCCGCCAGCCATGTTGATGACGACGCTTATGCTTTGCCCGCCACCGCCTGCCCGGTTCTGCGCGGCCGGGACGATGCGCTCGCCTTGATGCACCTTTGCCACCATGTCGCGCGGCACGTAGGGAGTTCCGACGTCGAACGATGGCAGGCTGCTCAGGATTGAGCCAACCCATCCGCCGATCTGTCCGCCGCCTCCGCCCTTGCTTCCGAAGTCGCCGAAAAGGCGCTTCATGATTTCGGCTGACGCGGCCTCGGCAATCATCCGTTTGATGGTCTCGCCGAACTTCTTCAGCATGGAGTCGGTGCCGTCTGAGAACGGGTCGAAAAGGAAGTCTGCGAACGCCGTCTGCATGTTTTGCGCGGCTGAGCGGGCAAACTCGGTTAGCGTGTCGGCTGTCTCTTCGGTCTTGGATTCAAGCCGCTGCATGTCGTCGCCTGCTTTGCTTGCAGCGCGGCCGAACGTCTCCATGCTGATCGCTTTGGCGTCGAGCAACTCGAGAAGGTGCTCTATTTCTGCGTTGAGCGCCTCCACTGGCGTGCGCACTGACTTGGTTACGCGCGCGCCCTCTGCGAAGACATCCAGCCGCTTCTTGTGGGCTTCCGCTTCTTCCTCAACCGCTTTCTTGGTGGCCTTGATGTTGTCGAGCGTTTCGGCATACGACATTGCAAGAGCGATGTTGCCGGCGCTTGCCGTCTTGTATTTGCCATCGGCGATCGCCAGCTCCAGCTTCTCGACCTCGGTAAGCTCCTGCGTCGCTCGAATCTGGTCTCTCAACTGCTCGACCAAACGGGCGCCGTCGTCAATGGCTTTTCCCGCGCGGCTTCCTGATCTTGCGCCGCCGGTTTTGATTTTGTTGACGGTATCCGTTATGCCTTCAGCCTTCGGCGGCAGAATCTCCCTGCCTCGCCCCTCGTTGCTGTATTCGATCTTGACCGGCTTCCCGGCATTCAGCAGGCGATCAGATAGCGCGTCAATGTCCTTTCTGGCTTTGGCCGCGTCCTCTTTCATGGCGTCGCCGATGGCAGAAAAGGCTTTGAAATCCAGACGGCCAAGCGCCGCCATTTGCGCCGCAACGCCACCTATCTCGGCGCCGACCGCCTTGAAAACGTAGACGACATTTGCACCGAGCACTGCGATTGTCTCAAACACGGTCGCTATTACTTTGCTTGATGCTGATATGTCGCTTGATTTACCGCTTGCGTCGACCATGGCATTTGAGAGCTCAAGAAAGAGCTTTATCAAAGGCCCGACGTTTTCAACCTTGAGCGCGTCCAGCTTCTTATTGAGCCGGGTGATGTTGTCGTTGAATGCCTCCGAAGCGCTCGCCATTTCTCCGGACATTACGCCGTTCAATCGCTCCAGCTCATCGCCTGCACTCTTAATCCCATCTTCCCCGCTCTTGAGTAGCGGAATCAGGCCGGAAAAGCTTTTGCCGAATAGGTCGTTTAGCGCACTGGCAATCTTTGTCTCGTCCCCGGTCGCCTTGACGCGTTCGGAGATTTGCGTGAACACCTCAATGACTGACTTGCCAGAGTTCGGCAAGACGCCAAAGCGGGCAAGCGCGTCGGCTGCCTCTTTCGATCCGCCGGCAGCATCGCCCATGACGCGGTTCAGCTTGACGAGCGCGGCGCCGAGGTCTTCGGTCGACAAATCCGAAAGCGATGCGGCGTAGTTGAGCTTTGAAAGGTCCTCTACCGCCGCGCCAGTCTTCGTTGACAGCTTCTGGAGTTGGTCGCCTGCGTCTGCAACCCCTTTGATCAGCGCGGCGAATCCGCCAATGGAAAGACCGGCGAATGCCCCCTTGATGGCCAGGCCAGCGCTTGAGAATGCGTCCTCGATGCGCTTGGCGTTCTGCTCTGCCATGCGCGACACTTTGCCAAGGTCGCCTTGAATGCCGGCGAGCTTGGCATTGATGTCGACGGTCAGTGTTGCAATTGCCATGCTCAGGCCTCTTTGTTGCGCATGTGCTCGCGCAGTGCCACCAGCTGATAAATGAGCACTTCAGGATCTCCGATTCCAAGCATGTCAATGACGATCGGCAGCGCTTGCCAATCCAGTCCGCACATGAGGTTCCACGCTTGCACAGCCGCTTGTGCCGTTCGTGGTGCCGCCTTCTCGCCTGACCGGAGTTGCTCCGGTAACTCTTGCTCTTCCAGCCAGGCGGCTAGTTTCCCAGGATGTCGTCAAGCCCTTGGGTATAGGCGTCGTATGCTTTGACGACGCCGTCCACCACTGCGGCAAAAAGGTCCGGGCGATCGGACAGCCATTCCGCGCAGGCTTCGGCGTCGAACGGCAGCGGGTGAGGATCGCCGCCCGGTATCAGATCGCCCTCGGTGACGTCTTCCCACCCGATGACGAGCGAGAGGATGCCGCGCGCCGGGTTGTCGCCGCTGAACTTTTCCTGTCGCTCGATCGGTGTCGGCCGGCGCGCGATGAACGTGTGCTGCCGCGGCGAACCGGCGACAATGCGGACCTCACGAGCCCGCAGCATCTTCTGCAGAAGCGCGCTCATGATGCGTAGTACGTCGGCGTACCGTTCATCGTGATTGCGGTCGGCGTCGTCACAAGCTGTTGAGCAGAGCCGCCAGGAAGCAGCGAGGCACCGACGTAGCCGGCAAAGACCATGATTTGACCGCCAGAACCCCACGTGAAGCGGAAAGCCCGGCGCGCCTGGACATCAGATGCGGCCTTCATCGCGAGTAGGCCAGCGTCAGAAATGTCGTGGATGTGATCCATGGTGAAATTGCTGGCTTCAGGCAGGCCAGGGATGGACGTATTCACGTTGCTGTGAATCGTCGTGGTCGGGATGAACTCAAAGCCGCCGCCTGACGCCGTGATGTTGGTCGCCGTGGTAATGCTGGTGCCGAACGTGATTTTTTCTGCGGTGCCAGATGTGAAGGTATCGAACAGCGTCGTGTCGACGCCCTCAAGTTGAAACGTGTCAGCGGCAACGCCGGCCACCCTGACGACTTTCTCATTCAGCTGAAACATGCCATTGACAGACAGATAGACAAAATCCCCATTGGCGTATCCGTGCGCCACGGAACTGGCGACGCCGGGGCTTGCCTTGGTGATAGCGGTGATCGTTTTGGCCGCAGCAAGAGCAGATTGCATTGCTACAGCGACATTTTTCCAAACTTTTGCTGTTGCCATTTTTCAATTTCCCAAAAAAAAGCCCCTTTCGGGGCCTGGCGTTACTCGAAAAAAAAGCCCCTTGCGGGGCCGTTGGTGGTGCTGGTGCGGGTTACGCCGCGGTGAACCAAGTGGTGTCGAGCGTTGCGGCAAAATTGCCGGTTTCCTCGTCGTATCCGCCTGCGCGGTTCGTGACCGGATTTCCTGCGACGCGCAGAGCTTCGGCGATCTGATCGCCAATAGATTCTGCAAGCGTGCGGGTTGGTGCCCATGCGGAGACGATCATCTGCGCGAACTCGCCGAACTTCGCGCCTCCGATGCCGATTACCGGCTCAGTGCCCTGGCGCGCCGTGACGACTGCCGGCAGGTCTGCGTCTTCAGGTATCACATCCGGATAAATGCGCTTTCCCACCAGCGCGGTGAGCGCTGGCAGGCCGGCGAGTGCGGCGTAAAGTTCAGATTCGACGCTCATCATGTTGCCCCGGTGTTGATCTTGTTGATAGCGGAAGTTGATTCTCTGATGATGACGTCTGACGCCTGATCAAGCACCGTTGCTCCGGCCGCAAGGAACGGGCGCTTGTACATTTTCTTGGTGCCGAACTCCAAAAAAGACCAGTAAAACGGGTCGTTTGGGTTCTTCGCGCCGGCCGCGCCGAGAGTTTTTGTCCTCGCGCCTTTCAGTTTTCTGACGCCAATGAAAACCCCAACATCGCCTGCTTTTCTAGCGAACTTTGACGACCGAACGACGATATTTCTGCGGACGGTGCCTTTCTTTCGGTATGGCGTAGGCGTCTGCAGCAACGGGGCCGCGCGGCGCGCAACATCTCTGACAAGGTTGCCGGCGAGCCGCAGCCCTCTGAGCAGACCCTTCTTCTTTAGCTTGTCCGGAACCTGATCGAGCGCGCGCTTTAGTTCGTCAACCCCCTGAAGCTCTACGGTGATCCCTCCGAAGTCCCCGCCATACTCTCGCCTGATCATGCGTTCGCCCCGTTGCGAATCCCATTCACAGCCAGGATCTCGGTCGTGTGATGCCCGGCGCCGACGTCGATAATCTGCACGATGTCGTATGGCTCGTTATTCCACATCACGCGATGCTCGCGCGTGATGTCCGATCGGTAGCGAATCCGAAAGCGGACATCAGCGGCGTATTGCGTCTGTTGCGCAGCGAAGAACTCACGGCCTTTCATCGGCCATGCCTCGGCCCATACTGATTTGTCGCCAGTCAGCACGACATCGCGCCACTTGACGACCTCCTCGCCGATCGCATTGCGCGTGACGCTCTTGCGCTGAATGCGAACGCGGTGCTTTGCGCGCCCTGGCTCGAATTGAGTCGTTTGCATCAGGATGCCGGGTAGAATCGTTCAGCGTCGAGCAGGCGGTCAATGAAGGGCATCGGTTGCAATGCCGCGACGTTGAGGCCGGCAGGATTGTCCAGCGCTTGCACGACCATGGCGGTTATCCACAAGCGAATATTGGCAGGAACCGAGGCGTCATCATCGCCGTAGCCGACGACATAGCGCACACGCACGGCATTCGGTACGGCATACGTTGCTGGCCAACTTGCGCCAGTGTCGAGCAGGACGCGCGCGGGCGATTTGGCGTTGTCAAGGCTGTAGTCGGTGTTGATGACTGTCTGTTCAACGCCTGCCGAATCCAAGTATTTGACGCTGGT